GAACAATAAAGCGCTGCAAGGTATGCTCAACGAGCGTAGTATAAATTCGACCATCTGGATGTTCCTTCCAAAACTTCGCTAGGCGTTCTTCTACTGTTTCGTAATCTTCAAGATTAAACATAGAGTTGATTCTCCTCTAATTTGAGTTGACCAGAGATCGCCATGTAAGCCGCTCCATCGATGTAGTTATCGACTTTTCCAGTTTCCATTGATCTTGCGACCTTGACCAGCGCCAAACACATTGCAACTTGGTGAGGCTCGATTGGCATTTCAAGGTATGCAGCCCATAGGGATGCGGTTCTGGACATATTGTCCGAAGGATGTCCGTAGTCAAGACCACGATCCTGGATGATGGCTCTAGCTTCTGTAAGGTAATCATTTGCTTTCATACTCTTACCTTATCGCGCTGATCGTAAAACTTACGCATTGCCCGGCGGCCTTCTCGATAACCAGCATCAACGCCCATCGAGTAAAACAGAACTGCTGTTGCTAACCAACCAAGCATGATAAATCCGATTTCATAAATAGTCATTATGCAGCCACCATTTCTGAGGCTGTCTGCTCGATGAATGCTTTAGCTTCTTTTAGTGTCTTAAAGATTGCCCAGATAGAACCTTCGACACCGCAAGCCCAACCATTCTTGCCAAGTTGTGCAATCGCATCTGGATCGCCTTCGTGCATCATGCGTACATCTGTAATCCAGAACTGACCACTTTCGTATGATCCGTAACCGATCTTATTCCAATTCATTTTTTGCTCCCGATCCGCCAGAGTTTCTGGCTTCTTGGGATAAGCATGGCATCTGGTTTAGTGCTTGCCTAGCATATTTTGATAACGAAACGGTAACAATTCTTGGTCATCAACTTGGTCATCGATTGTCCGATTAAGGTCTGGCCAATCATCTAGCCCTGCCATAGCGCCTTCCATGGACTTGGAATGTCCCATCCTTTTCGATGTAAATCAGGTCAACTTGAACATTCTTGCCATTCTCAGTAACGATGGCGAATGCCTGCTGCCAATTAGGCGTAGAGACATATTTAGCGGCTTTTAGATCCATTGCATGTCCCACTTCAACTCCATGCAGAACACGCCTTAAAACACCGTTAGAGGCCTCAGAAGAGGCACTTCTGCCCGCTCTATGCGTATGTCCCATGATTACGCTTTGACCATGGCGTTTAGCCTGATTTAAGGCTGAAAGTCCAGGATTAGGATTTAGGCTGCCAAGATCTCCATGAATCGCAATCCACCCCTTAGCGATAGGCATAGGCGTAGTCCAGAACTTGACTCCCATTTCATCAAGTTTTAGGAACTTCTCGAACTTTAATTCTGGCAGAGATAGAAACGCTGGGATCTTCTTCATGATTACTTTATACAATCGATCCGTATGATTAGAACGCACCATATGGGCTTCTTTGGAATACTCGAATAGCGACCATAGAACATCAACTGTTCGATCGCGATCCTCAGCTAAAGTCTGCTCGTACCAGCCCGGGGTATTTTCTGTCCATCGGCTGATTTGTGGCAAGTCGATTTCATCTCCGATAGTAAGAACAGCATCGGGCCGAAACGCTTTAATAAATAAACTGAGATTGCGTACAACATGGGAATCTTCGTAGGGACATTGCAAGTCTGGAATGACTACGGTTCGCTTCATTAATCCTCATCATCATCATCGTCATAAGGTATGCGGTCGGGTGATAGCGGCAACCAATTAGGTGCAGGAAGGATAGTTGCTGGGTAAGTAGCAGGTTCTAGAAGTATGGCTAGGGCTAACTCTACTGAGAATCCGCTTCTTCTGAGGCTCTTGTAAAATTCATTGAGGCCGATACAGTATTGATCGAGAATAGAATAAGCCTCTAAATCGATAGCCTTTTTGCGTGCCATGAGATAAGTGTTACTTACCTAACATCTCGATAATTGTATCGACACGCGCTTCTAACCGATTAACTTGATCTTTTATAGATGAACCGCTATTCGGCTTCAACTCCGCTAAATAGTGTTTGATCATGAAGTTGAGCATGGCAGTAACACCACCCAGAACCGTTACGATCGCTACTGCAAGTGCAGCATAATCCTGCGCCGTCATTTTTTAGGCGTGGCATAACCGAAGATGCCTGCAACGATTGAACCAAGAATAGCCCGGTAATCAAGTGCGAAGTTAGAAGTTGTACCCCATACGGCTAAAAAGGCTCCGATAGATACTATTGCTGGGTGCTTCATATTCATTGGCTTGCTCCTAGTAGTGGGATTTGAAAGAACGAACCATCTTGATCGCCCTTGCTAGTGAAAGATATATGGCAATGATGGCGGTGCTTATTAACGCCTGTATATGTTCTCCAACGCCAAGCGCTTTTTGAACTGGCAATCTTGCCATCGAAGATGATGTAAGAGATGCGTTTATCAGACTTTGCCAAGATACGAAGTTGATCCGCCAGATCGGGCATGATGTCTGGCTTTGGTTTTCCTGATAGATCGCGGTCAATGTCAATGGCACGAACCCAGCCTTCGCCATCTGGATTATGGTCAGACTTACGAGCTGAGTGCCGACTATCACCGATCCAGCCATCCGAGGTGCGGTCACGATCGCTGAAACAATCATCGAACTGTTCGCGAAGTTGTTGACCTGCTTTGCATAATTTTGGTTTCATGCAAGTAGCAAAGCGGCTTCTTCGGCTGTAATTCCTAGGCGTTCCAAGAGTGCTGCTTTAGCGGCTGCTTGCTCTGCTAGAACCTTATCTTGGTCTGCGCTTATCTTGATTGATTCCTGATAGTTAGCGTATTCGGCTGCGGTCATTTCGCGTTCAATAACTTCATTAGTTTCTGTGTTATGAATGACGATAGTTGGCTTTGGCATTATTTGACTCCGTAGATTTTAACTGTTCCTGCTGTCCAATTTGAACCCGCAACGAAATCAAGTGATGAGATGGCTGAAGTAGTCTTGATACGACCCTTGCCTTGCATAATTTGCTTTGATGAGTCTGAGCCAATATATCCACCGTAAAGGTCGAATGGTTTTCCGCCGCTAGTTGTTGCCGCATAATTGGCAATGACTAAACGAATCGCGTTATCGGTATTTGATGAAAGCGGGCCAGCCACATTGTTATTGATTCGTAACTGACCATCGTTAAGTTGCTGCAAGGTTGCGCCGCCGCGAATAATATCTGTAATTCCAGCGTTTCCGTTTGGATTTATGCTTGCGTCAGTATTGCTTGCATTTGTTACGCCATACCAATCAACGACTAAATCTGTGTAACTGCCTGAAATACCGGTGATGGAAACTGTGCTACTGCCCGAAAGGGTTGTGGTCGAAAGGAGAGTCATTCCGCCGCTTGATACTGTTGTCCAAGCCAAGCCAGTAGCTGCTGTTGAATCGGCTGTGAGAAGTTGACCATTTGTGCCTACTGCAAGGCGTGCTGGTGTATCTGCTGCGGTTGCTGCAATAAGATCGCCTTTAGCATCAACAATGGCATTTTGAATAGCGTTGCTATCATCCTGCGCGACCCAAGTAAAGTCTAGGTCTGTATTGCTGGTCTTGGATAACACTTGGCCAGTTGTGCCGCCTTTGAGGTCAACGAAAGAAGTGTCGATCGATGATCCAAGTGTACGAATGGCGGCAGCGCCATCCTTTACTAGGTCTGTGTCATTGGGCGTAGTCCACCCAAAATTAGTTGTCGTTGCCATATATTCTCCTTGTCAGGCTACTATTGTAGCGTTATTCCAATCTAAAGTAGGGCTAAGCGTGTTCCATTTCTCGGTTACTGGAACGCTGTTCCACCTGAAGGCCTGTAGCGAATAGGCAACTGGCGAAACAATAACTGTTAAATCAAGTGCATTAAATCGAGTAGTCCAAGTCCAGCCTTCTACGAATCCCTGATAACGCCCATCGGCGATATTTAAGGGTAAATCCTCAATATCCAAAGGCAATCCCATAAAGATATTAAAGGCTTGATCGCGAGAAGCATCTGGAATGTTTGGATTAGCCATAGGGAAAGTAATGCTCTTA